GATGCAATCGATCATCTTTTGAGGGATTCAGACAGAGCGTATCCGGCGCGTGATCCGTATGAGTATCCGTTTGTACGTCGATTCTTTGCGGATGCCAATCAGCCGGGTCTGCAGGCTCAGTATTACGACCTCTATCGCGAGGTTGGCAAAGTTACCAACACGATTAGGCAGTTGCGCGAGGATGGGCGCATTGAAGAATTGAACGCCTATATCATGGAGAATCAGAACATTCTTGCTGTGAAGTCTGGCGTTGATGCGTTGAATAAGATCATGAAAAATTATAGGGACCAAAAGGATGCAGTACTGAAGTCGCCTTTGGACCCTGAGATTAAGAAGCAGGTCATTGATCAGATGGACGCAAACATGAATGCAACACTTCAGATCATGCCAATTTTAAGAAGGACCGCATTTAGTGAGCAGAGACAAGCAGGCTAGTCAGTACCTCGGCAAGGTTAAACAGTTGGACTGTGTCCTCTGTTCCTTACTGGGCCAGCCTCAAACCTCTGTGACAGAAGCCCACCATATCCGTACCGGGCATGGGCTTGGGGACAGGGCAAGTGACTACCTGACTGTGGCTCTCTGTGTGGAATGCCATCGGGGAACTCATGGGTTCCACGGAACCAAGGCTCTGATGAAGATCGCCAAGTTATCCGAATTGGATCTGCTGGCTGAAACCATCCGTCTGTTGGACGAAAAAGGAGGGGAGTCAGACTTGACCCCCCTCAAGAAGGTTTCACAAACAGGCAGCAAACAGGAGAACGCTGCCTAGCGCAGAGTATCAGTCAACTTCCGTCCATTCAACACCGCGCTCTGCACCGAAGTGGTAGATGAGTTCGATCAGGTCTGCGAGTTCCTGTTTGGACATCCCCGAAGTAGGCTCCCCCAGATAGACCATCCCCCCGTCGATCCCCGGAACCATCCTCTGCCTGCGTACCGCCGCAGTGAAGATCCACTTCCAGTCATTCTTGGAGAGCCTCTGCCCGTGCCATTCCACCTGTCTGGAGATGTCACTGAGCAACGCCCACATCAGTGAGTTCTGACCCAGACTACGCCGGTTCTGTTTGACAACCTTCGCAATGATCTCTTCAAGATTTGGGTTCATAAGTGTTTAAATGATCCACGCTGATGAGTCGGGTATCAGGGTCGTAGTCGGACTGGGTTCCGACTGACCATGCTTCGTCGTAGTGCATCCACCCGTAGATCTCGACGCTGCGGATCTCAGGCATGATGGGCTTGGCAACGAATAGGACCAGACCCTTACCGACCTGTCTCTTCCTGACTGCCGCTGTTTCCCTTGTTCGGATGCGACGGACTTCGATGTTTGTCCCGACATCGGGAATCTCTTTGTACTGGTTGTGATCCCGATAGTCCCAGACATGACCTGACCAGTAGCGATTGGTGTACTTCGCTACCGCCAGTTCCGCAGCACACGCAGCAGCCGCAGCGGTCCTGTCATCTTCCATCCTGTCTCTGTGGTAATGCTTGGCATCTGGTCTGAACCAGTTCGCCGCATACCTTCTCGCACCCACATGACAGACCCATTCATACTCCCAAGGGAGCAGATTCACCACTGGGTTCATGGGGTAAATGTTTCGAGGATCGTGACCGAAACGATAGTGTCTGTCGGCAGAGCATAGAACCTACGCCCTGCGATTCCATCAACTTGAACAACTGAGTATTGGGTCTTCTCTTTCTGTGTCAGGTACTGCGCCTCTTCCAAGGCGTAATCAACTTCAGTGAACGAAGACGTTTTCTCAAGATTCATTTCCTTCTCCTGTTTGGTTTTTTGCTTTTCAGTTCAGCGATCTCTGCCCGCAGACTGCGGATCTCATCGGCACATCGTTTAAATAGTTCGCTCACCACGATGAACTCCAGTTCTGTGGTAATGGCGTTGATGTCATCGGCGGATTCTTCCACCCAACCCAACACCTCAAGGATGTCTTCTCGTTTCCAGTTCATTTGTCCATGCCAAATGATTTCATCCAGTACTTATTCTGGAGGGCGAGTTCTTCTTTCATGCTTTCGATCAGGTGATCTCTCTCTGCTATTTCCTTTAAGTACTCAAAGATCCTAGCCCTGAGTTCTTTAATCTCTCTCTGGTATTCGCTTGTCGTATGGGACATGGCATCCCATTCCCTGTCCCAATCATCATAGAACTCATCCTGCCTTGTCTTCATTGCCAAACTCCCGCTTGGTTTCTTCTCTAACCAACCACATCAGTTTTGCAATCAACATCTGTTCAGTACGATCTTGAGGACGCTTGAGATCGAAATCCTCAGCCATCCCCTTGATGATCTTCCAGTCCACGAACTCCAAGTTCCCGGCATCACCGATCTTGCACCAGACCTTCTCTTCGGTCTTGTTTGAAGGGATGTCTAAATAGGACACGTCTTCTTCATTCATGGGTAATCCTCTTTGCGTGTTCAAGCCATTCGTCGCCGTATTCAACCTGTGCGTAGCCCTTGAACCAAGGGCCACCGCGAGTGAAGTGAACAGCGATAGGATCATCGCAGTCCTGCTTGGTATGCCAACCCTCAAGGTAGTTGTAGGTCACCGGGAGTTCACCAATGTGCTTGTTCTCTAGCCATTGGAGCCGGTGAAGGTACAGGCCGGTCTGTGTATTCACCACATCTGGAGTAAGGGCTTGCACGGATGGATGCTCACAGTTGATGAGCATGAACGAACTCCAGTTCTTTCGGGTGTACTGGGTCTGTGCTTTCCCATCCATCTTAATCTTCTCTGGCGGGTTGTATTCGTGTTTAACCACCATCACCGCCTTCTCGGGATTCATGTAATCACGCAGCCCTGAGATGTCCTTTCGAAAGAAGAAGTCGCAATCACAGAACAATGCCCAGCCCTTGTATCCAGCCAGATACGGCGTGAGGAAGCGTGTAAACGAGAACTCCGTGGAGGCGAGCGGATCATGATCTCTCCAGTAGAGTTTCTGAGTACGCATGTCTTGCTGCCTAATCGGCCAGACATCGATGGGGATCTTGCTGTACTTACGGAGCGAACTCTCGCAAACCCGAAAGGCAACGTCTTCCCGGCTGTCGTATCCAATGAAGACTCTCATTCGTTCCCCCGTGTCATGTCTTCTTGATTCCCTGTGCAAGGGCGAAAAACTTCTCCAATTTCTGCACTGTGATTTCCGTGCTGTTAATTCCAAATACGATCCCGGCTTTCTCAGCGAGTTTGATCACGGTGTATTGCTCACCGCCTTCCAGCGAACGGGCGCACTCTTCGCAATGTGTTTTCTTGCGTAGCCGTGGGTAGAGGTTGCAGTAGTCGCAAGTCAGTTCCTTGTCCATCCATTGCCAGCCGAAGCACAGTCGCATCATGGCGCGGTGGAATGCGTGGGGTTTGCGGGTCACTCCAAACTGTTGGACACCCTCCGCCCCCGGCAGTAGCCAACGGCCTAGTTCTTTTTTCTGATGCACAGATGTCATTTGCTTTCTCCCCTCGCACGGATGGCGTAGCGAATCATAACTTCCTCAAGATCCAATCATCGATCACTCGTCCCACCACCCGATACTGCAACTCCCTCATCAGGAATCGCACTGCCGCATGTTTGCCTTGCTCAGGAACGACATACCGATCCTTCTGTTCAACAATCACCACCGGATCATTGTTCTTGAAGGTATCGAATCCGCCCTTCACCACCTCTAGTTCAAACCCTTCGACATCTATCTTCACAAAGTCCACATCGGTCAACTGGAAATGATCAAGGGGTAGCATGGGGATGTCGCCTGTAGCGCCACGCGCCACATGGGTCGAGCCGGTGTTGTCAGGTTCGATCACCATCTTCACGGAACCTTCCTTCTCTCCAAGCGCATATCGATGAATGGTCTTCACCCTCGGCGCGTTCTGTGCGAGTAACTTCGCAAACTCTTCGCAAGGTTCAAAGGCAATGACCGTGTCGAACTTCTCAGTAAGACCCCTCGCCCAGAGTCCAACATGCGCTCCGATATCCACCGCTGTACGGAACTTCGTGCAATGTTTAACCGACTCACGCTGGTGAGCAGGCTGGTATGTGCCTGCATTGATGGCTTCGAAGTACTGCCCGATATGGTTCTCTTCATCGGGCAACCACCAACCTTGGACTTGTTTCATTTGAGCATCTCCGACTTGCGGCTTCCTTTGTAGTGGATGATCTTCGGGTTCCGTCCAGAGAGTTCTTCTGGAAGACAAGCGTAGTCCGCTTCAGGCAGTACGCCGTAGTCACCCTTCTCTGCGGCTTGCACCCAGATCCTCATGCATTCTTGATCGCCGTACCATTTGCGGTACTTGGGGTCGATGTGATCCATGATGAATAAAAGATCTGCCCAGAAAAGATAGTCCTTGGTCACCGTCGCGCAGGCGAGGTACGGATAGACCTGATGGATCAACTTCCCTTGATGCTCTGAGAAGTCGAGTCCCTTCATCTGCGTGTTGAAGTAGAGATCGCGACTGAAAGATCTTTCGCAGAGCAGAACCCTTTGCTCACCCAACAATCGCTTCGGATCTATGGATGCATTGACGATCATGTCATCGTCCAAGTACATGGCCGGTTTGGTTAAACGCAGTTCGGCATAGATCTGGAGGCGGTACTCCATCCAGTTGTCTGTGTCGAGGGTGAGTTCGAATCGGCGGGTGCCTTCGATCTCAGGCGTGTGCCGATCCGTACACATGATGATCTCTGCGTTGGGATTCGATGCGCGAAGAGACGCCACGAACTTCTTGGTATAGACGAGTTCCTCTTCAGTTCCTGTCCGAAAGAACACGAACGTCGAGACAGGACTCTCGCCAGAGAGGTACGCTTTAATGTCCTCCGTTAAGGCTTCGATCTGCGGAGCCCAAGGGGCTATGGCGCTGTCCTTTGGGTAGGTGTTGACAGACGGATACCAGAGGTTCTGGTTCCCCACACAACTGTTCCAGTACCAGAGTTTGTTGGAATCCAAGAGAAAGGCCTTGACTCCAATGGCACCGGCAAGATGACCGGTCGCGTTGCTGACGGTGACCACCGCATCGCAAGCGTTGATGAGCGCCGCGAGTCCATCCAAGTCTTTGGTGTTATCGATATCCAGAACCTGTTCGATCTGGATGCCGTGGGTCTTTTCGAGTTCATAGGCTTCTGCGTAGTGGTCCCCGTATTGGAGACTGACGAAACGGGTGTTCGGGATCTGCAAGAAGGGCAGGAAGTCCGTCAGGGCAGCAGACTTGTGGTTGCCGATTCTGGGCGCTCCTGAGGCCCAAGAAAGGCCGACCAACTTCTCACCCGGCTTGAGGTTGAAGTCCGCCCTAATGGCACTAGCGCGGGCGTAATCGGGTATCAGATAGGGGTCCGCCCGGAACTTCGGAATGTCAGCCATCTCCGGGATCAGTTCCTTGGCAATGCTCCCCATCGGGATCTGCGAGTCGATGTCCCAGACCCGTGCGTTCTGGGGAACGAACTGGATATCCGAGAACGATCGTTTAAACAACGGTATCAGGCGAGCGTCCATCAGGACGGTCAGTTCCGGGACGAGAGTCTTGAGGTGTCGTAGCAATGAGCAGTAGAGGATCTGATCCCCCACCCCTTGTTCCGACCAGACGAGTAGATCCTTGTAGCCTTTCCCCAATTCCCACTGCGGCTTGTTGGTCTTCAGGCGTGGGCTGTCGAACTTCTTCGATTCCCATCGGTAGTCGAACGTCTTCCACCCTTCGGGGAAGTTTCGCTTCTGAAGGTTCATGAGAGCCATCGTCCATGGGATATCCATGTTCGTTGGGTCCATCGCTTGGGCTTTGTTGAAGTCTTCGGTGGCAAGATCCCACCGCTTCATCTCCCAATGACTGCGGCCCCTTTGAATCAGGGCTTGGACCATAGCGTTATAGAGTTCGGCTATCTTGTCGAACTCCTTGATGGCCTCATCGAACTTGTCTTCGTTCGAAAGGTTGACGCCGATCTGCAAAGTCTTGATGAGTTCGTCTTTCACCAGTAGTCCCTGCTGTTGAACCCGCCCCCGCCCCGACTGGATCTCCAGTTCGGGGAAGGGACGTGTCTCCATTCCCAGTTGCGAAATCTATTCATTCTCTGAATCAATCCTCGCAACCACCGGATCATCAGACTTTCTCCAGTGCCTTGATGATCGTCTTGAGGGAGGCAATAAGGTCTGAGACGTTGGCCCTCTTCACCTTAACGTCTCGTTTAACCGCAGGCTTTGCACCGTAGGTTTTCGAGACGATGTAGACCAACTGTGGCGAGACCTTCAACTTCTTGACGATCTCCTTGCTCGACAAACCTTTCTTGAGCAAGTCGCGAATCATCGATGACTTGGTAACTTTCATAGTTCCTCCTGTTAGAACGGTACTTCTTCGCTGCTCTGCTTCTTGTAATCCACATAGACCTGAGCGGCGACGGACATGAACTCGTTACCCGCCTTGGACTTCTTCTTCCAGACGGAGAGGGACATCTTCGGTTCCTCGCCTGCCTTCGCCTTCTCAACCAACTCCTTGAGCAAAGCCTTGCTCAGGGTCAGTTCCCCACGGAAATCGGGGTGGTTCTGGGAGTTCTTCCTGTTGTTGATGAAGAGTGCGCCCTGCGTGATGTCACGATTCTGATACTCAGCCATTGTTGTTTCCTCCAAGTTTTGCCTTCAACTCAATAAATCCCTTCTTCAACACCTCGTATTGAGCGGGGTAGTTGCTGTCGAGGATATCGATAACCTGTTTGTTCTCCTTCCAGAAAGACTTGAGTCCTGCCTCATCCGCGCAGAACTTGTTGGCGAACTCCATGAGTTTCCCAACAACCTCCGCAGCGCCTTCCTCTGTCGGGATATCGTTCGGACCCTGCTTTGTCGGGGCCACCTTCTTCACCTTCGGAGGCGGCTCGTTGAGGGCGGTGATCTCCTCGTTGCTCAGAACCGGAGCGGACTCCTGTTCCGTGGACGGGACATCCTCTCCGGCATAAATGTAATGCCCGAGTCCAAACATCGCGAGGCACTTCACCAAGCAACGCATCTTCGTGTCGCTGATCTTTCGTGCATCAGGATTCTTGATGGCGTTGTTGCGGTGGTCCATGACCGGGAGCCACATCATCCGGTGGCACTGGCCGATCATGATGTCGCAGTGAACCGTCACCGTCCCATCAGGATGCAACTCAGAGTGTGCAAACGAATACTCAGCCTGCGGGTATTGCTGCATGAGAACACCCCATGCCCATGCCCAACTGAGATAGGACAATCCGTTCTTCTTTTCAACATGCTTTGAGACATCGATCTTGGACAGGGTCGTCCAGATCTCTGCATAAGTCGGTGCAGATACTTCAGTCATAACATCTCCTGTTAGTTTGTTACGAGTTTACAAGTTATTTGATGGCGGTCAAGAGTCTTGAGCCAGAGTTTCGGCAAGTTCGTCGATATATTTTTTGTGTTGTGAACACCATGCGTTTACACGGCACCAGTTAGCCGCACATCGTCCGGGTTCCCCTCGACGGAACTCAACCTCCTGACCATCAAGAAGCGCAGCCTTCGCCTCAGACTCACTGTCATAGAGTTTGATGGCTCGTTTGTTGCCCTTCTTCTTGACAGCCCAGATCGAAGGCTTCTCCCATCGCTCTTCCTTCGAACACTCAGGGAGTTCCGCTCCAGTCAGTCTCTGGAACTCAGCCGATTGGTGCAACGCAACGCGATCTTCCAAGTACTGATCCTGTACCGGCTCATCCCACATTGGGATATCGATCTCGACGATGGGTGCCTTCGGGTAGTCTTGCTTCTGCTCTGCATCGCGGCGGTTCCAGTCACGGAGGATAGCCACCACCTTCAATGCCTTGACCTTCTTGCTCTTCGCACGTCGGACAAGGGATGCGTAGCAGTTCAACTGCGTTTCCCATCCTTCCTTCCCAAGGATCACAGACCAGACACTGGTCGTCTTGTAGTCGAGGATGGTGATGCCGTCTTCTTCGACGCGCTGTACGTCAATTGCACCGGAGATGACCCAGCCATCGATCTCAGTGAAGAGTCGCTCTTCGGTAATGTGCTTATCATCGCCGGTCTCTTCGAACATCTTATGTGCGGCAGAGCCTAGTACTGCCCACATTTTCTCGCTCACATCCTCTTCCATGTTCTCCCAGTTCTCCTGAC